GAAAATACACTGTAACCTATTACTTCATTGCAACTGGAGAGGATAACGAGATTATTTTAGAGAACGAAACAATGTTGACGTCACAGCTAAAAAGCACCGGGGCCGCCTTTCTCGATGAATTAAAACGACTTTCTGAATAACAACGCTTCCCTCACTCCCCACCCGGCACCACCCATGCCGGGTTTTTTTACGCCCATATTTTGCTATTGATAATAATTGTATATATTTGTTAAAGCACTGATATACAAATATATAGTCTCGTTAAACGAGACAGATTTAAAGGTGAAAAAATGGGCGAAATGAACAATCCGAACAGTATAAAAAAGGATGTGCTCGAAGCATTAATAAAGTGCCGGGGCATTGTTTCGGATGCTTGCGCCATGGCGGGAATAGGCAGAACAACGTTTTACGACTGGCTTGAACAGGATCCCGAATTCGCCAAAGGTGTAGAGCTCGCCAAAGAGGCAGCTATCGATTACGTAGAAGGCTACCTGTATAAAAACATCGAAAAAGGCTTAGAGGCCAGTACTATTTTCTATCTTAAAACACGTGGCCGGGCAAGGGGTTACGCCGAAAAGATCGACATCAACCACGATGGACTTGACAACATCAACATAAACATCAAGTTCAGCAATGGGTAAAAGCCTCGATATTAACATTAATTCAGGCCCTCTTTATCAGCAGATACAGAATGCCGGCACGCGCTTCGTTATCAACTACGGCGGTGCCGGATCCGGCAAGAGTCACACGCAGGCGCAATATGAGGTTGTTCAGACCTTCAAGCCAAAGGAGAGGATCCTTGTCATCAGGAAGGTCGGGGTAACACTTCGGGATTCGGTAATTCCCCTTATTGTGGAACAGATCATCCCGGCCATCGGCGCCAGTAGTCTTTTTGATTTCAATAAAACCGATAGGGAGCTAACCAACAGGATCACCGGATCAAAGATATTGTTCCGTGGGCTCGATGACCCCGAAAAGATCAAGTCCATTGCCGGGATCACGCGCAACTGGATAGAGGAGGTGAGCGAACTGGCTGAACAGGATTTCGATCAGCTTAATCTTCGTTTGCGTGGAAGGGACGGACTCCAGATGGTTCTTACCTTCAATCCCATCGATGAGAACCACTGGCTTAAAAGAAGGTTTTTCGACCGGGAGGATCCGGATGTTACGGTACTAAAGAGCACATACCTGGACAACCCGTATCTGGACAACGACTATAAGAAGAACCTGGAGAAGTACAAAACGTTCGACTGGAATTACTACTCGGTTTACGCGCTGGGCAATTGGGGAAAAATCGATTCCGGCGCAGAGTTTTACAAAGCATTCAGCCCGGCGTACCACACCAGTGTTACTGCGTATGACGGCGATTATCCAATATTCCTCAGTTTCGATGAGAACGTAAACCCCTATCTCACATGCCTGGTGATGCAGGTACAGGAGAAATCCGTTCAGGTTATCGATGAGATATGCCTGAAAACACCACAGAACACACTGGCCTATACACTCAACGAGTTTTCGAAAAGATACCACAGTCACAATACCGGGGTGTTCATCTACGGCGACGCAACAAGCCGGAAGGCGGATACCAAGCTCGAGAAGGGACATAACTTTTACAGCCTGATAAAACAGGGGCTCAGCAAGTACCGTCCAATCGAGAGGGTTCCGCCAAGCAACCCGAGCGTCGTTATGGCCGGGCTTTTCATGAACGACATATTCCGTGATCGTTTTGCCGGCATCAGCATAACGATAGACTCCAAGTGTCGGAACACCATTGAAGATTTTAAGTATGTCAAGGAAGCTCAGGACGGAACCAAGCTGAAGGAGAAAGTAAAAGACCCGAGAACCGGAGTGACTTATGAGCAGTACGGACACACCTCCGATGCGCTGACGTACTTCATATGCCGCCATTTCAACAACGAATTTATTCAGTTTCAGCGCGGACCCGAGACGCATAAGCGGATCGCCCTGAAAGCTGATTCACCAATAGAATATTAAGCCATGTACATCAACGAAACAGACCTTTTACAGCATTTGGACTCGGACGACCTTATCGTAACCGGAGCGAATTCAAATATCGACCCGGCAATAAACTACGCCTGCAACCTGGTCAAGGATCGCCTTGGTCATGTTTACGATATAACCGCCGAATTCGCCAAGACGAGCGATCTGCGCAGCTCCACATTGGTCGATGTCATCGCTGACATTGCCGTGTGGAAGCTGTGCAAACCGTTCCCTATGGTCCAGACCGACGGGAAGAAATACACTTTGTTCCAGGATGCGCTCAAACGTCTGGACGATATTGAAAAAGGAAAGCTCACTGCCGGACTTACCCGCCTGACAGATGACAACGGTGGCAGCAAGACAATTGCCTGGGGAACACAAGAAAACTTTGACTCAAAATATTAAAAAATGGGACTATTAGACTATTTCCAAAGGAAAGACAGCGTTATCATTAACGCCGCAAAGAAAAAAGGTCGTGCGCTCACCGATGCGATGAGTATAATGCAGCTCGACAGGTCGAAGGCTGAAATATCCAAATGGCGGTCGGCTCTTACCGCATGGGAAAGCGTCGAGGCCCCGGACAGAACCGAGATGATCAGGCTGTACAAAGAGATCGAGCTCGATGACCAGGTGACGGCTAAGTTTTATTCGATACTGAGCGCTCTTTCAGGTGCCGACTTCGAAGTGACATCGGGCGACAAGGTGGATCCGGAGAAAACCGCCCTGTTCAGGAAGTACTGGTTCGAGAAGTTTATCAAGTTCTTCGTAGAGGCCGAGATGCAGGGGTACAGCCTTGTGCAGTTCCCGGAGTATGATCCTGTTAAAGGCTATGAAGCTGATAACATGATTGCCATCCCTCGCGAATACGTTCAGCCGGACAGGGCTTTTGTGCGCCGAAGCATCGGCGACTCAAATGGAATAGAATACCTCACGGATAAAAACGTGATGAACATCGTTATCGGCATCGGTGATCCGCACGAAAAAGGACTGTTCTGCAATGTCGCCCCGGTGTATATCTACAAGAAAAACGCCGTGGCCTACTGGAGCAACTACCAGGCTAAATTCGGGATCCCTCCGATCATCGCCAAAACAGACCTTAACGACGAGACCCGGAAGGACGATCTGGCCAAGTTCCTCAAGAACATGGTGAGTAACACCTTCGTGATCACGGATATTTCCGATGAGATACTGCCTCTCCCGGTGGGTAGTATTGACGGGTACCTGACTTACCGTAACATGGTCGAGGTTCTTAATTCCGCAATATCCAAGGCGCTTGAGGGTCAGACCATGACGGCGGACAACGGGAGCAGTAACTCTCAGGCGCAGGTTCATGAACGGATGGCCGAGAGTTGGCATCTTGCCCGGCTTCGCAGGCTCGAATCGGTAGTTAACGACAAGCTGATCCCGAAAATGATCCTTGACGGTGCTCCGCTATCAGATGGAGACGTGTTCCGTTTCCGACAGAACGAGGATGCGGTTGATATTATCGACAAAATTGTCAAGCTCTCGCAAGCTGGTTACAAGGCTGATCCGGAATGGGTGAGCGAGGCTACCGGGATACCCGTTGAAGCGGTTCAGGCAAGCGAAGCGTCGGCACAGGCCAAGTTACAGGCAAACGCAAGACTGTTCGATTTTTTCTGAGCCGCCCCCCGCAGTTCAGCAAGGTTATCGATGAGATATACAAGCCTTGTGAATGTTGCGGCGGGGCTGTTCAGGTGGTAAATGTCAGCGCAAAGAAATGGGATTCACTTATCGATACTGAATTCAGGCGGGTAGCTGAAGCGATATTTGGCGGAACGTTTACCGGCGACATGGATCCAGGCATGGTGAAAGCCATTGCTCAGCGGCTGCATATCTCCGCCGAAGATGCCATGAAAGAGTTTTACAAAGGCACTAATTTGAAGTTCAACCCGGAACTGGGCGCTAAGCTCGAGAGGAACGCCTACGGTTTTTCCGCTGCGAAGAACTTCAAGCAGCTGCTGTTTTTAAAATCCATGAAGGAAAGCGGCGTGCCAAAAGCCGAGTTCATGGAAAAAGCCATGCAGCAAAACAACAAGTTCAACCACATGTGGCTGAAAACCGAAGAGGGTTACGCCAAGGGAGCCGCCCAGAGCGCAGCAAGGTGGAACAGCTTTGGTAAAGACTCCTGGTTAAAGTACCGAACCAGTAACGATGAGCGGGTAAGGAACGACCACCGGTTGCTGAACGGGATTGTAAAACCGATACAGGACACTTTTTGGGATACGTACTACCCGCCCAACGGATACAACTGCCGATGCCTGGCGATCGAGACGACATCGAGGGATGAAACCGATATAAACAGCAAGGATCTGCCGGAGGTGAACCCGTTCTTTGAGAACAATGTCGGAAAACAGGAGGTGTTGTTCCCGGGGAATCATCCGTATTTTAAGGGGGTAACTGAGAAATTAATTAAAGAAGGAGACAGGCTTTACATGAAGGCGGCAGGTGATCAATTACTTCAGTATGCTTCCGAGAAATTTGTTGGCAAGATGATCTTTGATAAGGAAATAGTTAACGAGGGACTGGTTAGAGCTGTAAATATTGAACTTTCAAAAAATAGTTTTTCAGAAAATCTTGGTTATTCAGCAAAATGGTTTACAGAAAAATTAATCATCCTTAAAGATATTGATAAGTGGATTTTAAAATCTGAATTTAAATATTCTGCAATTGACAATAAGGGCCGAAAAGACGTGCGTCAATTTCATTATTTCAGGTCTAATATTGATGGAAAGGAAGTACAGATTGATGTGATTGAGTATATAAACGGTAAGGTGTACGTGTACTTCATTAAGGTTATTAAATGAAAATTGCCCCTAACACGTACCCGATTCTGATTCGTTCTCAGGAGGGGGTGATAGGAGCAATATCTTTTGATTGACAAATGTACATCAAACAAGACGCAAAAAGCAAGTTTTCAACCAAAATAATGCAATATGGCCACTGTAAAAATGAAATTCAACGGGAAAAAGCCCAGTACAATGGCTTACGAGATCGGCACCAAGGCCAAGAAAGCTGTTTTGGAACAGATAAAAGTGGCCGCGCTGGAGCATTTTGACGATAATTTCAATGACCAGGGCTTTGACGGGCAGTCGTGGAAGCCGAGAAAAGAGCCGAAATACGGGGTGAAATCTTGGGATAAATGGAACTCCGGCAGAGCGGTGCTTATAGGCCGTGGCGGACAAGGAGGCTTGCGTGGATCCGTCAAAGGCCGGGTACACCCAAGGCTGGGTATTGTCCGCATTTCTTCCGACAAGGTTTATGCCGCCGTGCACAATGAAGGGCTTAGAGCAGGGAGAGGAAGCGGATTCATGATGCCTAAAAGGCAGTTCATCGGCGATTCGTCGGCTCTTATGAAGAAAATTGAAGCTATAATTCACAGAAACATCAAACCCATACTGAAATGAAACTAAAAGAACTCTTTGAGAATCTGGTTGCGGTAGTTAAGCTCGCCGGGGCAAAACACGTGATGCTTTACAATACGTCACTAACCGATAAGCCTCTCGGGTTCCCTCATGCCTGGATAGAATTCAAGGAGATTGAGCACGAACACCTGACGGGCGACAAAACCTGGCTCAATGCCTCGGCTGATATTCACCTGATGATGAAGAGCGTCAGCGAAAGTGACCTTTCATATTTCACCCACCGGGATGCTGTTATCAACCAGCTGATCCTTGCCGGGTACCAGATTGATACCGAACAACAGGACACTCAGCATGAGCAGGTGATCGACTGGGTAATATCCATTTCCATTCCCCCGACCGTGGAAACATATGGAGCGTGATAAAAACAGATTGAACGCCAGGAGGGCTTTTGTTGCTGAAACACTCAACAATAGCAGCAAACCCGTGTCCGAAACTGTATCGGAACTGGCCGGAAAACTGTTTTTGAGCGAGAGTACTATCTGGAAGGATGTAACTATTTACTGTAAAGACGGAATTAACACACCCGAACATAGCGACCTATAGCATTTATATTACAAATTTTGTGTAAACACTTGCCCCATGGAATTCAAGCATCTGCAAAACATGAATAATCAGGAAGCTACCTTACTGTTGTACGGTGAGCTTGGCAGTAAAGTGGATGGCGATTATCTGGCCGGTGAGATTAACTGGCTGTTGAATAACGGTCTGAAGGTCAACCTTCGGATAAACAGCAACGGGGGAAGCGTTATCCAGGGCTTAAGCATCCTGAACGCCATCCTTAACAAAAATGTCGATACCTACATTGACGGGATAGCAGCAAGCATGGCTGGAGTTATCGCTGTTTGTGGCCAGAGAGTCTTTATGAATGACTTCGCCCGGATCATGGTTCACAACCCGGCTATTGTCAACAAGAAAAACGTTACCGAGAAGGAGAAAAACGCATTGTCGCACATCGGTGACATGCTTGCCAGTATCCTTTCGCGCCGTGGATGCGACAAAACCAAGATCAACAACTGGATGGAAGCTGAAACATGGTTCACCGCATCGGATGCTGTGGCCAACAATCTGGCCGACGAAGTCGTGAGCACGGGAATGACTGAAAAAGTAAACGAATCCATATACGAATTCGTGAATGAATATTATAAACCAAAAACTGAAGGAATGATTGAAAAAGTGATTTCCGCTCTCGGATTCGAACAGGATCCCGGGCAGGATAAAATGGTCGAAAAAATCGACTCCTTGAAAAATCAGGTTACCGACCTTACCGGAAAGATAACCGCTGCCGATCAGAAAGCTGTTGAAGCTACTGACCTGGTTACGGCCAAAGAAACCGAGATCACCAACCTGAAGACCCAACTGCAAGCCGCAGAAAAATCTATCGTTACCGCTATTGTTGACAAAGCAATTGCTGATAACAAGATCAAGAAAGACAGCCGCGAGGACCTTATTACCCTGGGATGCGAAAACAAAGCTACCCTTGATAAAATGCTGAACTCCATCAAACCGTCCACCATGAAGCTTACCGACATGATGAACGTGAGTGGCGGAGATTCCGGCAAAAAGGATTACGACTGGTATCAGCGCAATGATCCCCAGGCTCTCCTGAAGATGAAAGACGAGAGTCCTGAGCAGTTTGAGGAACTCTTCAACAGCTACCTGAAAAATTAACTCTTAATAAATAAATTAAATGGCAGGAACATTATTAGTACAGGCGTTTCACAGGGATTTAGTGAAAGCGCTTTACCCGAAAAACGAGTTTTATCAGAACTCCAAAAATGATACGATGTTCGTTAACAGCGACGTTGTGAACCTCCCTCATGCCGGCACTGACCCAACCGTCGTTGCCAACAGAGCGGCTAAAGGCACGGCTGCAAAAAGGACCGACACGGCAACGAAATACTCGCTTGCTGAATTGTCAACAGATCCGACCTGGTTGCAGATGTCCGAGGAACTTCTTGTTTCTTACGACAAGCGCGCATCCATCCTCGAAGCTCACAAGAACGCCCTGAACACAGCTATCGCTGACAGGACTGCGTACGAGTGGGGATTGGGCGGCGACGATGCTCGCGCAACATTGCCAACCAAGGTGAGAACCACCGGCGCAACCGCAAGACCGGCATACACTCCCGGCGCAACCGGAACCAGAAAGCCGATTGTTTTTGCAGACGTCATGAGCGCGATCACCGTTCTCAACGCTCACGATGTTCCCCTGGAAGGTCGTTGCGCGCTGATCAACGCCAAGCAGCTTGAGGATCTGTTTAATATCGCTGAGTTCAAGAGCTCCGATTACGTGAACGCAAAACGCGTTGAAGATGCCGGGCATACCTTTACCTGGTTGGGTATCAAATGGTATGTTCGCAGCCGGTCAAACGTATTTGACAACGCAGGTACCCCTGTTATCAAAGCTGTTGGCGCAGCTGGTGCAGCTACCGACAATGGATCCGCTCTTATCTGGCACCCCGACTTTGTTCGCAGGGCTGAAGGATCCGCAAAGATCTTCATGAACATCGACGATCCTGAATTCTACGGCTCCGTGTTCTCTGCAGCTGTACGTTACGGCGCATTCGGTGCCCGTGCGGATTGCAAGGGTGTTGTGAACCTGATTGAAACCTGGGTATCTTAATTTCGAAGAAAAAAACTGATTCTCATAGTGGATTGGTTAGTAGCGAGAAAGCCGGGGCTGCAAGGTTTCGGCTTTTTTTCAAATCATTAAAAAACAAAAACAATGGCAAAATATTCTAGTGGTATAACAAAAATTGAAATGGGGAATGTCGCCGTCGATGGCGGACCAGGATTAACCCTCGTGAGTGTTGGGGATATATATGAAGGAACCGCGGAGTTCACCCAGGAGGATGCTGAAGTTACCGAGCATTATTCGGAAATTGCCGACGATCCGTTTCTGGTTGTTCAGAAAAAGGGGAAAATGACGGTTAAGTTCTCTGTTGTGGACGTTCTTCCTTCCCAGCTGGTACTTTTCCTCGGCGGAGCAGCCGCTGGAACAGGACCCGCATTTACATGGGACTCCCCGGCAACAGTTCCGTCAATCGAGCAGACGCTCAAGATCACAACCCGTGAGGGCTACACGATCACGATCCCAAGGGCGAAGATCATGGCAAAGGTCAACTGGAACCTTGGCAAGACCGAGGTGGCAAAAGTTGATGTTGAAGCAACCGTGATGACACCGACAAAAGCCGCTACAGCTGCAGTCAAACTCACCCTCGCTTAGAAACTAACGCCCGGAGGCCGATGCTCCGGGCTTAACTTTACCACTATGGAACAAAAAGCGGCATCTGCGTTATTGCAAGAGCCATATAAATTCATGGTCGGCGCACCATGGTACCTGAGAATTTTCGGGTTACGAAAAAAGCGTTTCAAAATATACCCGCTCTACCTTGGCACACTGGTTTTTATTGGCAAGTTCATCCCGAAGATTGACATTGACAGGGTGAAGTTCGAGAACCAACCCATGACGGAGGTGCTCGAAAAGATGCCGCTGAACGGTGTAATCATGTCGAAGATCATTGCCTTGAGCGTGCTGAACAGTCGGATAAAAATACTGCTCTTCTACCGTGCCTATTCGCGGTATTTCCTTTGGCACGTCACTCCGGCAGACCTGAAGATAATGACGGCGCTGGTTCTGCAGCAGACAAACGTACAGGATTTTATCTATTCTATCGTATCCCTAAAAGGCTTGGACGTAGTAAGCCAAAAAGGGACGAGCCCGCATGGTACGGGGGAGACAATAGCCCCTGGGGAATTATTGGAGCAATAATAAAGTATTACCGCTTCAGCTGGAACGAGGTTATGTGGGGAATAAGCTGGCAAAATCTACTGAT